ACATCACTCCTAATGCTGAAGAACTAATTAGTTATATGGCACGTGTTAGTAATCCAACTAACCAGTCAAACACTGAGACCAGTGCTAAACTAATTAGCTACCTTATTAATCATCAACATTGGTCTCCTTTTGAAATGGTTAATATGTGTGTAGAAATTAATACAACTCGTAGTATTGCTGCACAGATCCTTAGACACCGTTCCTTCTCCTTCCAAGAGTTTAGTCAACGGTATGCAGAAGTAGTGACTCCTCCTGAGCTTCCTGAACTGCGTAGACAAGATACAAAGAATAGACAGAATAGTATTGATGATTTGGATTCAACTCTTGTACAACTCTGTGAGTATGAGATTGCTAAGCTCTATGATGATTCTTATCGTCTCTATCACAACCTGTTAGAAGCTGGTATTGCTAAAGAATGTGCAAGAGAAGTCCTACCTCTAGCTACTCCTTCACGTCTCTATATGAATGGTACCGTTAGGTCTTGGTTACATTATTGTGACTTGAGGTGTAGTAATGGTACTCAAAAAGAACACGCAGTTATCGCAGGACAAGTAAAAGACTTGTTGTATGAACATCTTCCTAACGTTTGTGAAGCAATGTGGAACAGAGAAGATTAAGACTTATTGAGTTTAAAGTACTGTTTAATGCTTGGAGAAGGTATGTCGTAGTGTTCGATAACCTTCTTCTGGACTTTCTTTCTTGGTGTGAACAGATTTTGATAGATAATCGGGTAAAAACTGAGGTAGATATGGCAGTTCAACAGTACAATGAAGAGATTGTGTCGTATGATGATAGTCCGGTTATTGTTGAAAGCTTGTCAGAGACGTCTGAGAGGCTCTCTAGCGTGCGTATAACCGCTCCTTGGTATATTGACATGTATGATGAGCGTTGAGAGGGCTTGTAGGGGCTTGTAGAAGGAGTGGTTGAATTTTTGACAGAAATTTGTTAAGCCTATTAACGGTAGAGCGGGGCGCCACTTCCCCCCAAACGGGTACCCAAATTCTCTCAGGCAGGCACACCGGGTATCCATATATATTATGCGCCTAGATGCATAGATATAGGTCAGCAATGCGCCAGGACGCACACATATTCACAACATCTGTCGACCCTACCTAATTACTCAGCACAGTATGTACAGAATAACGCTCAGAGCCTATCCTGTAAGGCTCAGGAAGGCCTGTGTAATAAGTATTAGGTAGTAGGTGTAGTATGAATAGTACAACGCGTTGTAGAGCCTTATAGACACCACTGTGAGTGATGCTTATTGATCACACTCACGCTATTTAACACATAGTGGGGAACGGTAGGCATACCCATAAGAAAAGCTGATAGGGTCAATTAGCGGTTTGGTATCAGGGCGAACTACGGGGAGCTGTGGGGGGCTGGTACCTTAGGTACATCGGTGAGGGAGGGGCGGAGCAGGCCTCTCTCAAGCCCGGGGTGTACCTTGACAACAGAATAAGCACACCGTTAGCGGAGCAACCGCTGGGTATCGACAAGCAGCATGGGTCATTGACTGCGAGGTGTGGCAGAGTATGGACACAGCGCAGAGCCACATGCGCGGAGACATAAATTAGATCATGGCCTTTCATGCGTCTGACTGAGGTGGAAGCGATACTCAGGGACGCACCAATTCACTTCTCTACTTTCTTTACATGTTTCAAGATCAAACCTATTTTGCTGTTGACACTGCTTATTGGATGGATGAGAACGGTGCTCTTTCTTGGATGGAGCACATCTACGCTAACCTTGCTGCTATGGATGAGAATGATTCTGAGATGACCACCTATTGATCACTGCACAACCCTCTGATTCACCCAATCATTTAAACTCATGACGACTTCTTCACCTACCTACACTAGTTATGGCTATGACGTTAGCTATGAGCCTATGTATCGTATGAACAGACTGAATTGGTTCAACATCGCTAAGTGTGCGAGAGAGCGAATGACTGCGAATTGTCATGACATAGATCGTTGGCGTGGAGAACGCCGGTCTTTCTACACAGCTCTCCACAGGATGGAGATAGATGAGGTTAGGTACAACGATAACTAACTAACGTTCACAATCATGATTACAACTACCGTCTACGCTCCTTCTCCAATCATGCATCTACCTGCTGTTGATTCTATCAAGGCTTCATACGACATGGCTACACTGCGAGAGATTGCAGAGCATGGCTGTGCATCAGGCATTGCTCATGACCACATCTACTCTCACCAAACCTGGGACTTCTTCCTCATTTATGAGGATGACATCGAGGATTACTTCCACGATATGCTCGGTGATGAGTGGATGTCTGAGCTTGGATTCATGGACAGCAGAAGTGTTCGTCAGTATGTCAACAACCTAGTATGGGCTTATGTTGAGTCCATCGCAAATCAAATTGTTGAGGGTAACAACTGATGACTGACAAGTCTTACTACTACGTTGTTGAGCGTACTCAATCAAGAGATGAATTACTGGCTGCCTACGATACCTACGAAGAGGCATTCATCAATGCGTGCCGTTTTGTAAATGTATACGATGATGGCAACATCGACATTGTGTACGCCAATGAGTTACGGACGTGATTACTACTACCTGTTCACTACACCTAGGGAGAATTGGAACTGATGACTGACATCGACTACATCAAACAACAGCTTGCATATGCTGAGGAGCAACTAATGCTTGCTGATAGCATGAGTTCACAAGTAACCTGGGGTAACAGATGTGATGCACTTGAGGCAGCACTACTTGATCTTGAGTCTGGAAATGACTAACCAACAAATCGCACAAGAACTCTTGCAAACGATGACCGAAAAAACAATTCAACTGAACCTCACAGAAGAGCAGTTCAATATGATTTGGAATGCTCTGGTGTTGAGTGCAGATGAACTGGTAGATGAGGATGATATTAGGGTTAATATTGAAACTCTAAATGAAATGGAGGATATTATGGAAGAACTTGGACTTGAAGTATTTGGAGATGTTGATGATGACTAAACGTAATAATGACTTTCAATCCCTTGCTTTGGAGTTTAATGGAACTACCTAGTGATGTTGTCGTTGGACAATATCTCCAGTATTTCACACTCATAGTGGCTGCATCTATAGCCTTTGTGTATACATGTGGCTACACATTTGGTCTCTTTGTTCACTCACTCAACGACAAATGTACACAACTAATCAAGGATTGCGTGAGTATGAGATCACGCTTCGTTCAGGTGTTTGGTATCTCCTAGCACCCAATTCTGAGCATGCTGCATGGCGTGCTCTTGAGTTGTCCCGTGAACGTAATGATCAACTACTAAATGTCAAACAAACCGATGAGTGGTAAGAGCAAGGAGTACTATCCAAACAATTGGCAAGAATACAAGGACGCAGATGACAGTGACTTTATCCCACACACCTTTGAAGAGGTTATGTCTTGGAAGGTTGGTGGTTGGGAGCTACCATCGTCTGTAGAGTGCATCATCAGGGTTACAGACCTCAACACCCGCAAGGTCACAGAGCACACCTATCAGAGGCGCTCAGCGGCTCAGAACAAGGTCAATCAGCTCATAGAGAGTGGTGATGTAGAGTTCACAGTGTGTGACCACGAATCTATCCATTTCATTCATCCAAACTACGACAACTAATCAATCATGTCTATTATCACTGTTGCTGAGTATCTCGAACTTATCGAAGAGTATCCTGAGCTTGACACTGTGTGTCTTGATGAGGTTGTTATTGAGTATGTTCACACTCACGATTGCGAATGATTATTGATGCCTACACCTGCACAGATTGAGGAGCAAGTACAGCTTGAGCGTGACCAAATACGTCAAGGGCTCAAGCGCCTAAAAGATAACACGGACGCACTACAACAACGCAGCTATGCATCTGCAACTGTGTATGGTATTGCGTCTATTGATATGCTTATACCTATCCTTGTTGAGAGACTGGAGCATACAAACAAACGTATTCACGAGGGAAAGAATGGTGTAGCATTCAAAGAGATTGCACACTACATCAGTGAGTTAGAGCCTCTAGCTGCTGCTGCTATTGCACTCAAACTTACCTTCGACAAAGTATTTAGTTACAAGGTAGGTAGTGATCAAGTGCAATCAGTATGTGATGGCATTGGTTCAGCTGTTGAGGCTGAGTGTCAGATGCGTTACTATGAACGATGTGCACCTGGTCTTCTCAATACATTGAAGAAGAACTACTGGCACAAGTCATGTGGTACTCAACAGAAACTAACGGTCATTCAAACATTGATGAACCGTAGTGATATTCAGCAGTGGCAAGGATGGGGCAGAGCTAACCGTATCAAGCTAGGTTCATGGTTACTTGATTGTATCAGTGAGACTTCACAATGGTTCACCAAAGAAATGCGTCAAGAGGGTCGCAAACGTGTCAACTATGTCGTACCTACGCCTGAGTTCATCTCAGTCAAGGACAAGGTGATGAACGATGCAGAGCTATTTGCTCCACTTGCTTGGCCAATGTTGATTGAGCCAAACGATTGGACAAACGAACGAGCGGGTGGCTACATATTAAATGAGGTGATGCGTGGGCATGACATGGTGCGTAGGGGCGATCACGGGTGTATACAGGGGGAAACACCAATCAACTTTCTGAACAAGATTCAGAAGGTTGCCTTCACTCTTAATCCATTCATTGTGGAGGTAGCGGAAGAACTACTTAGATTGAAACGAGCTGTTGGTAAGTTTCACCCTGTTGTGAATCATGAGTTACCACCAAAGCCTGTAGATATTGCGGAGAACAAAGAGTCTCGTAAAGCATATCGAAGAGCAGCGGCGGAGACTATGAATCTGAATGCACAAGAGTTCAAGAAATCTTGTCGTACTCGGATGACAATGGAGGCAGCGAGGAGGTTCAAGGACGTAGATAGATTCTACATACCTTGGAGCTTTGACTATAGAGGAAGAGCTTATCCTATTCCTGCCTTCCTTACTCCACAAGACACAGACTTTGGAAAAAGTTTGTTAGTCTTTAGTGATGAGTCTTATATGACTCCTGAAGCTGAGGACTGGTTAGCCTTTCAAGTAGCTACTACATTTGGTCTTGATAAAGCACCAATGACTGAGCGACTAGAATGGGCAAGAAGTAACCATGAATTGTTCACACTCATATCGACAGATCCAATTGGTAATCTACCATTATGGGAAGGAGTCGAGGAACCTTGGCAATTCCTAGCTGCTGCTGAGGAGTACTATCATTGTGTCGTTATTGCCGATAGGCAGTTTACTCGTCTACCTATTGCTACAGATGCTACTTGCAGTGGCTTACAGATCCTTGCTGGATTGGCTCGTGACAAGAACACTGCGAAGTTAGTGAACGTACTACCTAGTGAACGACCACAAGATGCATACAAGGTAGTAGCTGAAGAAGCAACACCTAACTGTCCTGAATCTATCCAACCTTACATGGATAGAAAGGTAGTGAAGCGTGTCGTAATGACTGTTCCTTACAACGCTAAACATTTCTCTAACCGTGGCTACATTCGTGAAGCATTAGCTGAGAAGGGTGTCGAGATTAGTAAGGAAGACTTAACTAAAACAGTCAAGGCAGTTCGTGATGCCATGAACATCATTGTTCCTGGTCCTATGGCTGTAATGAGTTGGATTGAGCAAGAGGTTGGCAATGCAATCAAATCTGGTAAAGAGTTTCTTGAATGGACAACACCATCTGGGTTTGTTGTTCATCAAAAGCTAAACAAGAAACTGCTAGTAACCCTTCAGTTACAGTTACTTGGTCGTTGTGAGATGAGCGTAGCGGTTGATGATTCTGATGAGGTTGATCTCAACCATCACAAGAATGCAACAGCTCCTAATCTCATCCACAGTCTTGATGCTAGCCTGTTACACTTGAGTGTCTTACGCTTTGACGCACCTATTGCTCTCATTCATGATTCTGTCTTGTGTCGTGCAACGGACATGTCAACCCTTTCTACCATTGTTAGAGAGACCTACATGCACCTGTTTGCAGAGCATGATTACCTGCGAGACTTCGCTTCCCATATAGAAGCGGAGACTAACCCACCGATCATTGGAGACCTTCAACCGGAATCCGTGATTGAATCCACCTATTTCTTTTGTTAATGGCAAACCAAATTCACGTCACTCAAGAGCCCGTCATGTTGGAGGGCTATCAGGCAATCCTCAAGCCAAGTAAGTTTGGCTATTCATTGTCTGCTATTGTCGATCAGTCTTTGATCGAACGTCTTGAAGATGACCGCACCGACTCACTCAAATGGGCTGAGTCGAAACTCAAGAACCCGAAGCGTTCCACTCTCAAGCCTGAGCCTTGGGAAGAAGTGTCTGATGGTAAGTACAAAGTTAAGTTCTCTTGGAATGAAGACACACGTCCGCCCGTGGTGGATACAGAAGGCACACCCATCACTGATGACACCACGCCCGTCTATAGTGGCAGCACCGTTAAGCTTGCATTCCGTCAGAAGCCGTACATCCTTCGTGATGGTGTCACCTATGGTACAAGTCTCAAGCTTGTCGGAATCCAACTCGTTACCATCAACGGTGGTGCAGGAGTTGATACTGGTGACCTTGGAGATACTGAAGTTGCAGCTCTCTTTGGTCAAACAAAAGGCTTCAAAGCTTCTGAACCTAACGTGACTGCAACACCTGATGTGGAGGTTGATGATGACTTCTGAGAGTTTGATGATTACTACGAAACCTTCATCGTCCCAGACTCACCTTTGAGAGGCACGTAATGAAGTTCCGTTCCAAATTGGAAGAGCAGGTAGCTGACTTGCTCTCCACTTTGGGAGTCACATTTGAATACGAATCAACTAAAGTTCCTTACGTTCTTCAATGCAACTACACACCCGACTTTCTTTTACCGAATGGTATCTATCTAGAGACCAAGGGCGAACTGACCGAACAGGACAGACGCAAGATGAAAGCAGTGAAGAAACAAAATCCCGAATTAGATATTCGGTTCGTCTTTCAAGCTCCCTACAATAAACTCTACAAAGGAGCCAAGTCCACGTATGCCCAGTGGGCTGAAAAGAATGGCTTCCAATGGGCACATTACTCTTCGATTCCTGTTGAATGGCTGACCTAAAGTACGGCACACCCGAGTTTTATGCTGAACTATTTATGGACATCCTTGCTGATGCACAAGGTGATGAACCAGGGTACGGTGATGCAATAGTAGAAGGGTTTATCCTTGCTATCCAAGACTGGCGTGACTATTATTCAAAGCAGGTAAATGAACTCAAAAGAATTGAACAGCGAGTTCGTCAGGCACCTACCTTGTAATAACTGCGGAAGCAGTGATGCTAACTCGTTGTATACTGATGGTCACACCTTTTGTTTCTCATGTAATGCTTATGGTTCGTCAGAAGATGATGTTCACACTCATAAATCAATGTCGTCAGTAACACTGAGAGGTGAAGCGGTACGACTACAACGCCGCAACATCTCTGAGAAAACATGTCAACAGTACAAGATCTATCGTGATGGTGAGCTACTCAGGTTTCACCACCATGATGAATCCGGTAAGTTGATTGGTTGTAAGACAAAGACCAAAGACAAGGAGTTCTACTATGAAGGAGAGTCAGCAAGCTGTCTCTTTGGACAACATTTGTTTCCAGCCTCTGGAAAACGAGTCGTTATCACCGAAGGAGAACTCGATGCGGCTTCGTGTAGTGAAGCTATGCCGGGGTGGCCGATGGTATCTCTACCTAGCGGTGCTAAATCGGCCAAACGATCGATTCAACGGTCTATCCCATGGCTCCAGGGTTACGAGGAGATTGTCCTGTTCTTCGACAATGACGAGACAGGCAGTGAGGCAACGAAGGAAGCAGCAAGCGTATTACCACCGGGCAAGTGCAAGATCGCACTGTTCAGTGACAAGTACAAGGATGCTAGCGATGCCCTTCAAGCGAATGACCCTCAAGCAATTCGTGAAGCTATATGGAACGCGAAACCTTACCGTCCAGATGGGATCGTCGATGGTAAGACACTACTAGAGCTAGTAACAACACCATCACAGGCAGCTAATCATGACTATCCGTTTCAAGGAATACAAGACAAGCTGCACGGGATCCGATTTGGCGAGCTTGTTACGATTACTGCAGGATCTGGTATTGGAAAATCCTCATTCTGTCGTGAGCTTGCAGCTAATCTGCTACACAAAGGAGAACGGGTTGGATACTTGGCTCTTGAAGAGTCCAACCGACGTACTGCACTTGGACTGATGTCCGCAGCAGTTGGTAAATCACTACACATTGGAGAACATGACCGAGCTACTCTCACCCAAGCGTATCAAGCTACTCTTGCTGACTGGAATCTCTTTCTTTTCGATGGCTTTGGTTCTTTTGAGCCTGATATCATCTACAACCGAATTGAGTACCTGGCAACGGGTCTTGATACAAGGGTAATCTTTCTGGATCACCTCTCCATTCTATTATCTGGTCTTGATGGCGATGAACGTCGCATGATTGACACAACTATGACTAAGTTACGTTCACTTGTTGAGCGTACAGGCATAGCATTATTTCTCGTCTCCCACCTCAGACGTACATCATCCGATCAAA